TAGCGAAGAAACCATCGGGTTGAACAAGCGGTGCCCTCTGCACCCGTTAATAGAAGACTATCAGAATCAACCTCCTCCTTTAGGAGGTTGAAACCTGAGGTTAAAAGAGATTCCTCTCTGATAACCCCTTCTATTTCACATACGCAGTAGTACCCCTATAGAGCAGTGGTTAAGGTGACAAAATAGTGCATGCACTAGCCTCCAGACCTAATCAGTCTCAGGGATTTCTCCCTTAACCGCCGTCTGTTCGCCCAGTGTTACGACTCTATTAAAGTCCATACGTTCCTAAGCCACCTCAACCAAGGAGAGCCGACCCCATTCAGCTCAATCCTCGAGGTTCACTCTCAGCAGTTGCTGATGCAGTGAGAAGCGCTACGGACGGAGGTAACACACACTACTCCCACTGTCTTATTCAGGCAGCACGGGACCTCTATAGGTACTACGTAGCTCTACCTATAATTATTACTAATTATAAGAACCCGACTGGGATATCAGATCGTCTAAATAGACTTGAGTAGCGATACCATTTCTTTAAAATACCCAGATTATCCTTAGGGATATTATCCCTAGGGATCTTATGAATATTTTTAGGAAGCGGCAACGCTCCGAGCTCTGTCTCGATCGCTCGAAACTCGGCCCAAAGAGTATCAAGGGTACCCCAGTCAAGGGTTTCCAAGACCATCTCCTCAAGTTTGGTTCTGAGGTCCCTAGCAGCAATATATGCGTCAAGGAATCGTTCTCTATATACTGTCTCATTCAGAGAATCGATGATGAACAACGGGGTTGTTCTCTCGATCCCGGGGTGGGAATCGGTCCGGCCCCCTTCCACAGGGGACGGAAGATCCTTAACCCAGGCAGCCTTATTAGAACGCTCTTGAGACATATAGTGCTCCCGGTCCCGTTTTACGGTTCCTAGACGTTTCGCGTCCTCTAACAAAGGACGCAAATCGTCTAGCTTTGACAGAATGAGTACAATCTCACTCTGAAAGAAACGTAGAACGAGAACTTCGACCCTGTCTATAAAGTTATAGCGACTGGATACCGATTTCATCGGTAGCCAAAACGCTAATCCTTTATAGGCAGGACCTAAGGGACCGTAGTAAGCAAGAATGTAGTTTCTCAACCGTTTGGGTAATAATACTAAACGGCTGGAAGCATTGGCTTTGGCTTTGTACCCATATCCTAGGACCGACATCGTCTGCCCTAGAGATAAGGAATATTTCCGAATGAGCTCGAGGAGACCGTCTAAGGATTGACGGCCAACAACGAACTCACGGAAAGAGATTGGAGAAACGTCCATTCCATTATAGAATGTACGCTTCGCAAACTCCAAGGCCTTACCAGAACCGGAGACCATAGATTTATGAGCTCCGATTCCTACTCCCATACGTCGCATTAATAGCTCGTATTGAGTCGCTACAGACTTGCTGGCTATGACCACGTCATCTCCCAAGATGGCGTAGCCCCGGAACCAGCCTATTTTTAGAGAGACCTTACCTGCGAGAAACGCAGACCACTGAACGAAAGCATGGTGTGAGAATGCGAGCATAGCCCACGAACTCAGAGCACCCATTGGTTGACCGGTTCCATATACGAGATAACCATCATTCGAAATAGGTAATTTATATTTTTTACCTTCAAATTCCGTTTGATAGCTTTTCCCGCAATGGTATTTCCGACCAATCAACAGGGACCCCCATAATTCCGCCCCCCAACTTGTTAAGAAGGGAGACAGAAGAATCTTCTGTAGGATAATAGGTATTCGATCAGTCGCCGCTGATAAATCGAATGAATAGAGAGAAATCGGGGACCGAGTCGTTAATTCGGTCCTTTCCTTCCATCTAAACAAACGATAAATCGGCCTTAACTGGTCAAATGTACCATCCTGAGGAATCATGGAGAGCAACTCAAAGATAGCTCTATGTAGCTTATCAAAGAGCCACTGAGTAAATGGATCCACCATCGCAAACACCCTAACCTTACCCGCCGGTTCCTCTTTGAACCCAAGCCGTCCGAGATGGTTCGTTGCCTGGAAAGGACACCCAGGAGATCCAGGAGCTAGGGGAAGGGAATCCTCCCAAACCCATAGCTTCTGGCCCCACTGCTCTATACGGTTAATAACCCAGTTTGAATTTGTCATCGTACACCAGTTCCGTAATAACGGGAATAGTGGCGAGATAAACCAAGCATGGGCACTAGCCAATAGGGTAGCGGGCGATGTCGACTGGGCCCCACCAGGTACGTTTCCACCTCGTATTGCAGGTGAACTCTTAGAAATCATAAAAGGTAAGGCTTTGAGTGACTTCATAAAGTTTAATGAAGACCAATCCTCAAGTCGGACCCTTCCCATAACCGCTTTCCGGAAGCGACTAAGAGAAGAGAGGAAGTGAGTGGCTAAGAATTGACTAAACTCATAGCCCAATTGGGATTCCATTGTACTTCCGGCGGTGATAGTCGAAACCTTTAGAACTGGCATACAATCTAACACTCGATAGAGTGAAAATATGGTAAGCCAATATCTAATGGTCCAACTATCACCTGCCCGTATAGCACGGCGATGAATGGCCGGTATAATTGAAGGACACCCACTATGCGTTCGACCAACCCTCGCCCCAAATGGCGACAGGTCGTGTAGTCTCTGGCCCCCTATATACTGCTGAAGAATGGAGTAACAAGCTTTTAGGTAGATAACCAAAAACTTGCTACCACCTTTCTTCCGTATGTTATATAGGGTGGCAAGTGTGGTAAGGGTCACTTTGACGACTGAAAGGTTAACTCTTCGCCCCAGCAATGCGACCATTCCGAGAATGTGCCGCACTGCCGGTCGCCCCAGTTTTACCTGGAGCATGGCATTAAGGGACGCATAAGAGCATAACAGTCGACTCCATGCTCGACTAGACATTCGTTTATTCGAGTTAATGTTGAAGACTTTTATGTTCTTATTAAATTCGTTAGAAGCGTCTCTTAAACTTCGGTTTCCTCGGATGAGGGCCGCAGCCAGCCTTGGAAGGCTTTGGAAGAGGTCCAATCAGGCTTGTCTGACCTTATCGCACCATCTCCTACTGTCCCCTTCCGATTGCTCGGAAATTTTCAGAGAAAATGGATTGACCGAATCAGAAACCTGCCGGACATAGGTTATACGAGGTACTTTTCCTCCAACACCTAGGGGTGTCAGCCCATCAGTGCTGGTGCCCTAAACGACTAAGGCTAGGTCATCCTCCCTCATATAAGTCTACGCCCGTCCAAATTTTACGGTGGGATCGAATCCCCAGATGCACATCATACAGAGATATTCCCATCTGGAAATTCGCCATCTAGCGAATTTTTAGATGAGCAGGGGCGAAAGCCCC